AGGAACTAAATCTAGTTGTCCATCAGTAGATGAATTAATGTATATTGCTGTATCTCTAAACTGTAATTTTTCTGTACTAGATATAAGTAGGTCATCGGAAAATTCAAAGTAATCTTCATCCTCCATCCATTTCATAACACCATCTGATGTTTCACCATCAAATGTAATTGTTATATCTGTACCTGCAGTGCCTGCACCGAAAGTTAATGTATTACCAAGTAGCTTTGTAATAGCACCACCTTCATTAGCAGTACCGTCATGTGTATGACCTGTACTTGCTTCAAAAGCGGCTAGTAACTGATTAAATTCATTATTTAAATCAGATGCCTCAATGACGTTTCCGTCAACAATGTTACTAGAGCTTTGTCTTGTGTATGTTGCTCCCATTTATCTTCTTCCTCCCGGTGTAAATTCTAATTCAAATCCTCTAAGTGAGAATGGGTTATTTGAACTTGTATCTGTTACTTTTAATGCTATAGCAAAACCAGAACCCTCAACGGCCTGTCTTGTTATAGGTAAATCACTTTGTCCGTAAACGGCTGTGCCATACTTACCACTTCCAAGTATTGCACCATCGCCAGATGTTGTTAAACTAAAAGCGTTTGGTTGTGGTGTATCACTATCATCATAGTTGTATCTTAAAAATAAACTAGCATCTACAGCACCTTCTGGCTTCCAGTTAACATTTACTTTTTGCATGTTTTTTCTAACACCCGGGTCACCCATTGTTATATCTGGAGACCTAAATGTAGCATCCATGTTTTCTGTAGTTGCGGCTCTGGTAAAAACATTACCATCATCTTGTTTATAGATGTAACCATCATAACCACCATGAACAGTAGTTTCTGTAGAACTAATTAAATCTGAATCACAAGCAGATACTTTTATTCCTTTTATATCTGCGTACTCAAAACCCATCTGTCCTGTGTTTGGATTTTGTTTTATTACTGCTATTAATCCTTTTGAGCTTGCCTCTGCTCCTAATGTTATTGGATAAAATAAACGATATTGTGATTTGTCTCGTATAACAAGTGAAGTAACATTGTCATAACCAATATCATTTATTCTATCTTGTACTTGTTTTGATACTGTGCCTAATTCTACGTCACCAATTCTTGCTGTACCTGCAATCGTACGAATACCATCTGCCGCCAAGAATATAATATCACCGCCTATCTCTTGTATAGAGTGATGAGATAAAGTACCTATACCTTTTGCTACTTCGGCTTTTGCAAAATTACTAGAACTTGTTCCTGTTATTTTAAATATACTTGTTTCACAAAAAACAAAAAGTTCATCACGAAATACTTTAAGGCCAGTAATAACATCACCCATAATAATTGACCCTGCATTTGTATCAAAGTCATCTTCTGTGTATGGGCCAGAAAATATTAATGTCGATGTAGCATTAGACATACCGCCATAAAACATATGGTTTGCAAAAGACTTTACAAACTTAGGATTAGTTGGTGCAGTTCCACCATCAGTTGCATTTATTATGTCTTCAGTATAACTAGTGTCTAATGTAAAAGCCGCAGATTCACCTGTTGCAATAATTATTTTATCAGTACCATTAAAATTATACTTATCAAAATCATAAGTATTTGTTGTGCCTTTTCCTGTTGCACGAGAAGTCCAACTACCAGAAGTAGAACCTGTGTAGATAGTTCCGCCTCTTGCCGCTACAACTAAATCATTAAATATAGCACACAATTGTATTCTTTCAGTAGATGCAGAAACTTGAGGTACAATATTAGAATTAAATTTTGTTGTTCCGTTTAATCTTCTATACCCACCTTCAATACTAGGCTCAAAGTTTTGTAACTGTAACGCTTCTCCCGGATGCATTGCAAAAACGTCTTTGTTTAAAACTAAGCCGCCCGCACAGCTTACAACCATAGGTTTTTGTAAACCGGTATAAGGCATTAGTAACCACCCATTCTACCGCCATTATTTACTCTATGGTCTGTCATATAAGAAAAATTATTTATGTATTCTACTCTAAGTGCTTTTAATCCTTCTTTATATTCTCTATCAGCTAACTGTGCTGATTGTAAATCAGAACGCAAAATGTGAGCATAATACTTTGCTCTATTAATTATTATATCTTTAAACCTATCATCTAAATCTATTGTGTCACTGTGTGCAGATAAATCAGTGTGTACTTTCCAATATTCATATTGTATTGTATAATTACTTGCATCTGGCACAGGTGATAATCCAAACTTTTTGTCTTGTGTTGGATAAACTATACTTGGTGTTCCATAAGAATCTGAGTCGTTAGTTAAATCAGTTTCTAAAAATCTTCTATTCCAATCATCATATGTTATATACTTTAATCTTCTAACTGGTATGTCTTCAGATACTCTTACATAATCTACATCTAAATTAGTTGTAGTAACTGTATTGTTTAATGTAACAAAAGTTGTTTGTGATGTTGCAGTAAATGTAGTATCTAATACAGCACCTGCTCCAAAATCTTCTACAGTTAATGTTGTATTTAAATTTTGTGTTCCTTCAGCCGCAGTTCCTACTTGTACTTTAAGAGCCGCACCTACACTATTAGAATCAAATACTCTAACATGTAATTTGTAACTTTTGTTTACTACAGTTGATATAGATTGATGTGCCGCAAAATCATTTAATCTTAATCTGCCATTACCACCACTATTATAAGCCGCACTACCGCTACCTGCTATTGTAGTCCAACTGCTAATATCAGAAGTAAATTCACCGTTTGTTATTAGTTCTTTTGGAACAAGTCTAAACGTTTGCCAATCCATTTTTCTATATGGTTTGTCACCAGTTTGAGGTGAATCAGTTGTAGGTAAATCATACGTTCTTTGACCTGCATTAGTATCTTGAGTTGTAGATTTGTATAAATCTGGCACCTCCGATAAGCTATTGTAAACTTCGTGAGTAGCTTTTAGAACAAACTTTTTTACTGACGTTTGAATACCTCTACTACTAGAAAAGCTAGAAGAAGTTAATTCTGATTCGTTAAGTTCATTTAATACATTATTTACTAATGTTAAAAAAGTTGTAGCCATGTCTCCCCTTGTTTATTGTATCGCCAATCCATGTTCTGTCAAGTTTTTTTACGTTTTTTACCCTTATGCTTATTTGCAAAATTACGGGCAGATTCTACTGAGCGAAAACCCCATCTCCTAAGTGCTAGTGCCTTTCTAGTTGGGCGGCCCTTCTCATCTTTCATTGGGCCTTTCATGCCTGCAAATCTTGCGGCAAAAGAAATTCGGCGTGGATTGACACCCCGTTTTACTGGAGGTTTTAAATTAGCACCTTCTTTTCTTTTAAAGTACGCTCTACCTTTTGCAGTAAGTCCACCTTTAGGGTTCTTATGTTCTTTCCTCATTTTTTAGCTGTTTGTTTAGCTCTTCTAAAATTTGCCGCAGTTGGTGCACCTTTAGCACCTTTCTTACGCATTTTTTCTCCACGCTTTCTTTTTGCATGAATATTTGCATATAATCCTTTTCTAGGCATTATGAGTATCTCCTATAACTAGCAGTTTTCTTTGCTATTCTTTTTGGTTGTTTACTATGCTGTTTACCTTTTTTCTTAGCTTTTCTTTTAGCTCTGGTAGTAGCGGCATATTCTTTTGCAGATAATGCTTTTATAGCTTTTTCTGGTAAATACCTTTCTCCAGTTTCACTAGATTTTTTACCAGACTTGGTTCTCCATTTTTGTTTACCCCAAGCTTTTAAACTTCTCTGGGATTTAGCTAGAGCCATGTCTTTTTTGTATTGGCAACTTTAAAGTAAGAGATGCACCTTTGTGTGGAACAAACTTACCTTTATGTTTCATAAGTTTTATACCACTTTTGTTTTTCATAAAATGAAAACCTTTAGGTGCTTTTATTGTTTTTGTTTCAGCCATTACTTGTAACCTCCGCCTGCTTTTTTATAAGCCTTAGCCAGTGCTTGAGCCTTCCTAGCCGACCATTGACCGGCCCTAGTTCCATGAGATGCTTGTGCCTTTATGCGATTAAATATTTTTTTACGCATACCCGGCTTAGTATAGTTTCCTGCTTTATTTACAGTAGACTTACTTTTTCTTTTTGCCGCCATACATCATCTTTTTTTTAGTTCTTGTCATCATTCCGCCACCATACATAGTTTTCTTTTTCTTCATAGTGCCACCCATCATTTTTTTCTTTTTCTTCATAGCACCGCCATACATTTTTTTCTCTTTCATATCCATGGAAGCTTTTTTCATAGATTCTTTTTTATCTCCATCTTTATCTAAATCAATGTAATCTGGTTTCATTTTACCACCTACATTCATTTTCTTTTTCTTTTTCTTTTTCATCATGCTTCCGCCATACATTTTCTTTTTAGGTTTCATTCCATGTTTCATTTTTTTCTCCTACTTTTTTTACGGCTTTTTTCTATCTTCTGCATAGTGCCGTATACATATGCATCAGTTCTTTTTTTACCAAGTTTAAGCTTTTTAGCTTGTTTCTTTAGTCTTTTTTTTAGTTCTTTAGGCACTACAAGTATCGCAGTCTTCTGGACAAACACAATCCTCGTGCCTTAGTGCACCACATACTATACAAGGATTACTCATCTGCATCTCTACAAGTACAAATTTCTTTTTCTAAATGACAAGTGCATAGTAATATGCAATCACATTCTAATCCTCTTCCACAATCACAAGTTCTAATCAATTTTATCCTCCAGTATCTTCAAAAGTTTATCTAATTTATTTTCTATCTTCTCTATTCTTTTTTCTAAGTCTTCTTTACTTTCGTCAAAAAACTCAATCTTTTTTTGACTAGCAGTCATATTCCAAATTTTTCCAGTTTCTTCAGTCATATTTTTTTAAGTATTTACAAGGTTTATTTGTGTGTAGTCCACAACATTGACCACACTGCGTACACTCCCCATCATACTTATTTGTATTTTCATTCCAAATAAAAGTACACTCTTTTATTCCCAATGGTCTCATAATATTATCAGAACATTTTTTTGGTTCCCAAAACATTATTTCAAGTTTATTATTTATAATAAATCTTTTGTTAGGATTACCGGGAAAATAATCTTTTGTTAATCCAAGTCGTGATGATTCCCAACAACCATCAGCATTATTTGTAGAACTAAATCTTTTTTCTATGTTATCATACACAGAACAATAATACTTGGACATACAGTAAAGGGGGCACAAAGGCCCCCATTATTAATTAAAATTATGAGCTGTTAGAAGCAGTTTCATCTGAACCGCTAATATCACACATAACTGCCCATACTCTGAGCTTACTTGCATTATCCTGTGCACCTAACACTTTAACATCAATTGTGTCAGCAGAACCATATACATGTCCTACATTTGAAGCGTTAATTACTTGAGCACCATGACCAGTAGACGTTGAGTCTAGGCCATCAATGAATCTATCTACATCGCCACCGTCACCTACGTCAAGTGTAACACTTGAAGGTGAAGCAGTTAGTACTTCAATTCCTGCATTAATAACTAGAGTTTCGGCAGGTACATTTAATACCTGTACGATGTCGTTAGCCGCAGGGTCAAACAGTGATAAATCAACTGTGTTTTCAACCCAATAAGGCTTCCTTCTAGTAGAAGGATGTCCGGCTGTTCCGCCTGTAACTTTACTATAAGTTGTCATTTAATCCTCCTATATTACGATAGAACAACTGCAGTTCTTACAATAGCTTCTGGTCTTAAGACCTTACTACCATAAACATGCAATCCTCTAACAATGTCAGAAAATGAATCTGGGTCTCTTACAACTTCTGTTTTCGCAATGTGCGAAGCAGTTGAAGTAGAAGACATATGACCTGCTAATACATAGTACTCGTTTGAAGAGCCAGATGCAGTAATAATGTCAGTTCCAGAAATATTTAATGCTGTTGATTTGTACAGGCTCATTCCTGCAATAGATTTAGTTGTTACCAATCCATTACGCAACGCTGAAACGCCATCACCCATTACAGACGCATCCATAACTTTTGATGCCGCCGCAGATAGTTGTTCGTAAAAAATTGGAGGTGCTACAAACCATCTATTTTCTTCTGGTACAGATTGGTCGTCTAGTTTTCTAGCCGCTTCTGCAATTACACTGTATGCTAAATCACCAGTGTTAGCAGTTACAGATGTACCTGCATTAATACCAGAAGTAGTTGATATATCTTCTAAAACATCTCTATCATATTTTCTTTTTAGAGCATAAGCACCAGAAGAGGTAGCTAATGCTTCAAAGTTAATATGTGATTGTCTTTCTTCAATATCATCTACTTTGAAAGCAAAATAATTTGCAGTGTCAACTACAAGGGTAGTTTGGTCATCTGCAATATTTTGTAGATTAGTTTGAGAACCTTTTGTGTAAGATTGAACCGTAATTGCCGGTTCTTTAATGATTCTTACCGTGTCGCCGTAGTTTTCAATTTCTCCTGTGTAATCAGTGTTAGTGATACCCTCAACAACAGAGCTTCTTCGGAAAAACTTGAGAACTTTTTGCGAATAAATGCTAGGTAGCCAATTGCCCGAAGGTAAATTGTCATAACCCGCAGATGCTGATATAGCCATTTTAGTTCTCCTTTAAGGTTAAGTTTAAGCACGAGTATCAATTCTGCCTTCTTTAAAAGCTAAATCAATCTCCTTCTCGTACTTTTCATACATCGCAGGATTCATCTTTTGAATCTCGGATGCCTTCCAAACTTTCTTGTTAGTGTTGCCATCAACGTTTACAGACTTGGCCTTTGTCCTTGTCACACTTTCTGCCGCACTAGCATTTGATTTGGGTTTGCTTTTGCTTAAACCCTTGTCCGCTTTGTACAAATCTAGAACACGAATTGCCCATTTAGAATCTTTATTGTTTTTAGTTACACCATCTGATATTGATGGAGGTTGTCCATCTAACCATTCTAAAAATTCTGGTGTATCTTTTGTTTCAGTAAAGTCTGGGTGAGCATTTAACAATTCCCTATACGCACTCTGCACAATCAAATCATCTTCTCTTTTACGAAGCGTTTCTACCTCTTTTTGTAGAGATTCAACTTGTCGTGTAGCTTGTTTTTGAGATATTGTCTCTACCACATCATATACGTCTGGATATTTTTTCTTAAACTCAATAAGTTCATCATCAGTCTTTGGCGGAACATAGTTCGCCATAGCCTTGTTCTTTTCTGCAATTCTAAGTTTAGCTTCTAACTCTTCAGTTTTTTGCTTACTTTCGTTTTGCTTTCTATCATAATGAGCTTTAAGGTCATCATATCTTTTCTTATAGTCATGGTTAGGTTGTGTTTCATTTTTTGTAATGAAACCTGTTTCTTTAGGAGTAGCCTCATCGGTGTCCTGTACAGCCTGTCTTGGGTCTTCTACTTCTTTATCCAAATCTTTATGATATGCATTTTTATATAGAGTTGACTCTTCTTCGACAACCTCGTTTTCTTTACTTTGTAGTTCAGCTTCTTTAGCTTTCGCTTGAT